TCACTCAACAACCCACTTATATCCAATTCCTCGTTCGGTCAGCAGATATTTGGGCGCATTTGGTGTATCTTCAATTTTGTTTCGTAGCCGCCGGATATAAACGGATAAAGTATTATCATCTACAAAATTCCCGTTGCCATCCCACATCTGGTCTAAAATCATTTCCCGTGGCATGAGATGATTAGGATTTTGCATGAACAGACACAGCAATTTGTACTCTACCAGAGGCAGATCAATAGGCTCGCCATTTTTCCAGGCAAGCCTTTCGGCGGTATCTATGCGAATACCGTTTGCTTCTAAAGTAGTATCTGCTTTGGAAAATTTCAACGAACGACGTAGAATAGCCTTAATTCTGGACAGTAGTTCATTCAGCTTGAACGGCTTTGTAATATAATCATCAGCCCCCATATCAAGGCCCCGGACAATGCTGATTTCCTGATTGGACGCTGTCAGAAATATAATCGGGACAGTTGAGTTAGTACGCACCTCTTTGCAAATATCGAAACCGGTTCCATCTGGTAGTGTAACATCCAGCAGCGCCGGATATTTGGAAGTTGCTGGTATTTCTCATTGCATATGTCATTCCGGAGGTATGCCATGAGGGAAACTGATTTTGCACGATATCTGACTCAATTCCTATCCATATACCTTCCTGGTCAGGTTGGAAGTAAACGTAATACCCAACTGGCATACAGGGATTCTTTTTCGCTATTTCTAAAATACTGTAGAGACCAGAAAAACCTATCACCTGAAAAGTTGACCATTGCCCAAGTAGATAAAGAACTGGTTATATGTTTTCTTCAATGGCTTGAAGAGGAACGTAATTGTAAGGCTGCTACTAGAAATCAGCGTCTTGCGGCTATACATTCTTTTTTCAGTTTTTTAATGGTGGAAGAACCACAGTATATCCAACAATGCCAGAAAGTTTTGTCTATTCCTATGAAAAAGACAGATAAGCCACCTCTAATGTATCTTCCATTAGATAGTATTAAAGGGTTACTTGAACAGCCTGATAGAGCACCAACTCAGGGTAAAAGAGATGCTGTATTATTATCTCTTTTATACGATACCGGTGCCAGAGTTCAGTAACTGGTGGATTTAAAAGTATGTGATGTTACACTAAACGATACCGTTACAATCACACTGACAGGTAAGGGTGGGAAAAGTCGCATTGTTCCTGTGATGAAGCCGACAGGAGAACTTCTTAAACAGTACATTGAAAGTGCTGGATTATCTTCTCCTGTATACAGTCGAAATCCTTTATTTACGAATCGAGGTAATAAACCTTTGACAAGAGCTGGCGTAACATACATTTTAAAAAAATACGCTGGTCAGGCTCAGGCTACAGGGGCAAAGGACATTTCTGATGAAATCACTCCCCATTGGCTGCGCCACAGCAAGGCGATGCATCTGCTTCAATCAGGAGTAAATCTTGTTTATATAAGAGATCTACTTGGTCACTCTGATATTTCAACAACAGAAATCTATGCAAGAGCAGACGAAAAGATGAAACGCAAAGCATTAATGGAAGCCTATGACAGTCCAACATCTGAAGATTTACCAACATGGAAACAAGATAAAGATCTTCTCGACTGGTTGAAATCACTGTAAGAGTTTCACCGAATTATGCAAAGTAAAACGAGTCCATACCACAAGAAGTCTAATAAAGTATGGACTCAACTTTTCATAATAACTTACTTTTCATAACCAACGCCGCCCTTCTGGTTGGCGATGGCGATGATTTGCGTGTTCATTGACTTCACCTCATTTCTGATTATTGCTGTTGCTTCTGGAAATAGAAAAAGCCGCCACTCCAAAATAAAAAGTGAAGTGACGGCTCTTTCTATCGCCGGAATTCCTGAAATGAAAAAAGCACCCAGTCATTTTATAATGAGTGCTGTATCAAATTCATATTCAATTATTCAAATTTGGTCAAACTATGCCAAACTGCCACAGCCAAAAACGAGGGGAGGGAGGGACGAAAAGCACCCCAAAAATCGGCTCTCGGTTGTCCTATAATTTAACCGCTAACCCCTTTTTTTACCCCAATTTTTGCCGGTTGTCCTATATTTAACCACTAAAAATTGGGTGAAAACGGCTCTCGATTTGCCAAATTTGGTCAAACTATATCAGCCCGTTTAGATACAGTAAAACCCCGGAAAACCTTGATTTTCCGGGGTTTTTGAACCATTTTGATACGGTTTGAACAGCAGATTATCTCTTGCATAACTCCGAACGCCCAAAATAAAGGAAATTCGAGGCGTTTGTCAGTTACCAGTCAGTTACACATACATTTTTGTGTTTCGCTGTGCTGCTTATCCCATCTTTTCCATCTTCACATGAATGCCTGCTGCTGACATGAAAAGACCGTCCACAGTCTCAAGCATAGGGAGACCGTCAAGCATAAAGACACGCTTTCCGACATAGGTCTGACCCTTTGATGCACGACCGCATTCGTTTGAATTATTCCATGATGCAGAGCGTCTCAAGCGGAGACTGCCCTCACACACAACTGTGACATGGAATCGTCCGACCTGTTCTTTTGTGATGCCTGTTGCCGGATGGTTTTCATCATCCTCCGGATTCTCGTCATTTCCTCCGGATGCCTGCTCGTCATCGTCATTCTTTGACGCTCCATTTGCCTCATTTTCGGCGTTTTCGTCCTGCGGTGATGTATTTGCCTGCTCGTCATCTTTCGAGCCATTCTGACCGTCCTCTGCGTTGTTCTCCGGTGCGTTTCCAGTCATCTCCTCGACAGTCTTTGCGTCAACTGTTCCGACCTTGTTTCCATCCGCATCGAATGCGTCCACGCTGCCGTCCGGATTCGTCTGCAATGCTCCATCCGGAACATTGTCAGTCAGAGACCCGACGATGTTTCCATCTTCATCCCACACGACGAGGCTCTCGTCCTTTGCTGCTGCTTTCAACGCTCCATCAAGTGTCTTGTATTCCTTGCACTGATTTTTTACGAACTCCGTTCCTGTTCCGAGATAATACAGTTTCTTTTCTTCCATGTCAATTCCCTCCTATAATTTGAATAATTTTGTCCATGTGTCTGCACCGCATGAGCCATCAACCGCCAGTCCGTTCTTTGACTGGAATGTTCTGATTGCTGCGTCGGTGATACTTCCTGCATCTCCGTCAAGGTCTCCGTAATAGAATCCCTTTGCACGGAGGAGACCCTGTGCGATATACACGAATCGTCCTTTGCTGCCATTTTTCACGACTGCGTACTTGTTTGCGTACTCTTTGCACTTCGTGAGGAAATTGCGGTTTTTGAGGTCGAATGTGTATCCGGCTTTCTTTTTATTCATTTCATATTTCCATACGCAGAGAGCAGCATCTCTCGTCTTTTCTCCGAAATCATCATCAACCGCAAGCAATGCACCGCAGTTCGTTTTGATTGTATTCGGATACTGTCTGTTGAGATATGACTGGAAATCGCTCACGCTGCACTGAAACTCTTTCGCCTGCTCTGTCGCAGGTGTTCCACTGCTACCATCGACAAAGTCTGCCACCCTGCCATATCCGAGAATATACTTGTCCGATGCCTTGATGGTTCTGTATCCCACTGCGTCGCTCTTGTTCCCCTCAATCGCCTTGATTGTCTCTCCGGTCACACTCACCACATATCCCACATGCGTGGAATCATTCTGCGTGTGTTTGGAAGAATAGAAAATCACATCACCACGTTTCGGAGTGTAGTTTCCACCGTAGTATTTGCCTTTCTCATACCTGCCTTTGTTTCTGAACCAATTTGCACCGATGTCGCAGGATGCAAAGGTCGGGATGATGCTTGTCGGGATTCCCACCATTCTCGCAACCACTGTCACGAAAATCGCACACCATGCCACCGCCATGTTGAACCCTGCCCTTGTCAAATTATTATAATACTGGATGAACTGGTCATCTCCTGTCGGCTCGCTCACTCCGAGGAATGAGATTGCCTTTTTCATCAACTTTTCAATCATTGTCGTTTTTCCTCCTCTATATCTTCATACAGATTCCCCATTAAGTTCGGGAAATGTCTCTGTACCCAGTCGTACAGAAACACGAACAGGAGAATCAAGGGAACGCCCCACCAAATCAACGCCATCAATGTCGCTGTTATGATTGCCACAAATAAAAACAGTGACCATCCTCCATCCTCGTCATCGAAATCGTGTTCCTCCGGATAGAGTTCCCTTTCTTTTGCATCGGATTTCGCCACCCATACCCAAAACAGGCAGACGGCAGCGAATGTCAGTGCTGCTCCGATGACATATATCAAGAGTATGGTCTGCCAGTTGTTTGCAAAGAACTGAAACATCTGCATCGCCTCCTCTTACTCTGTGCCACCGGAAACGAACTCTCTTGCTGCCACATTGCTCTTGAGCATGTTTTTCATGTCCTCAAGTGCCTCGTCCACCCATGTGGAGAATGTCTCAAAAGGAACGACTTTCGCTGCGACCGGATACCTGTTCACAAACAGGTCATAAACATATCGCAGTTTTAATTGACCAGTACCTCCTCCGAGTTCTTTTTCTGCGGTCGTTACTGCGAGCAACAACCACTCCTTGATGTTTTTGACCTGCTGCTCTGTCGGCAATCCTGCAAATTTATAAACTGCATAGGCGATACTTCCTGCCCCTGCTGCCAGTGCTACAATCAAAAACCAGTTCTCAACAATCCATTGAGCCATTTTCATTCCTCCGTTTCTTCATCGTCCGGTGGTGTCAATTCGCTCGGATTGCCCTGCTTTTTATCCTCTTTATTTTCTTTTGATTTCAACAATGTCTTGCTGACCTTAATCAGACCCATGACACCGCCCTCCACTGATAGGAACTGAAACACGTTCTGAATCAGTGTGGACGGCTCTGAACCTGTTTTAATGAAAACCACTATCATCACAACCGTGAATATAAGTGCTGCAAGAATATCCGCAATGACAATCCGGTTCATGAACCTGCCGGAAATCTTGTTGTCGGCTTTGGCTTTCTGCATCTGCAACCTCCGGATTTTCCGATTGTGCCGATACTGCCTTTTTTGCTCTTTCAACATTTCCTCATTCCATTTCCGTCTTATCTGTGCCGTTGTTCTTGCCACGTTCACCCTCCTGTTTTATCCCTCCGGATGTGTTTCCCCATCCAGTCGCTTGTGATAACTCTTGAGTGATGATTCAACCTTTGCCACCCTTTCCCTTAACGTCGAAATATCCTCACGGAAATTCCGGTTTTCGTTTTTTATTTCTTTGAGAGTGTCCGAAATCATTTCCAGTTTCATCACCACAAGCGTGTTGTTCTCGGTTTCCTGTTTGGTCTCGTTCACCGCTTTCTCTGTGTCCTGCTTTGCGTCAAGTCTTTCGTTCCGGCGTTTGGTCGCCAGTCCGAAATATAATGCTGCTGCGACAGAGATTCCGGTCAACAGAATTGAAATCTCAATCGTCATCCATTTCCTCCTCGATGTTCTCGCCGTCATCGGTATCGACCACACGTCGCAGGTGGTATTCATTCACGTCCATCTTGTCCTCTGCCTCTTTTACCATCGCACGGAGTTCCTCTTTGACGCTTTCCTCCACCTTTGACCGTTCGATTTCCGTCTGCTGCTTTTTCACGATGTCCGACAGCATATTGATGATGTCACACATCTCCGAGATTATCGCAAGGGGTCTCATGCCTCATAGACCTCCCCTGTGATATACTCATATTCCTCTGCGTCAATCTTTCCGGAGACCACTCTCTCCGCAATCTGTTCTTTTGTGAGTTTGCCTGCATTATACAGGCGTTTGAAACTATCCACGACTATTCTCACAGCAATCCCTCCTCTACCAGTTGCATGGTGTACTCGTCAATGACCTCCGCTCTCTGAAAATCGGTCACAGATGCAACGATGGCATCTTTGTTCTCGTTGACCACTTCTCTCGTGAGCATCATCTGCTGATATTCGTCGACCGTCAATTCACGCTCCTCACGCTCCCATCCGGTCACTTTTGTTCCGTCCTCCTCGGTTCTTGTCACCTGCTTGACATTGCGTCTCTGATACACTGTCGACGGTGACATCTGTGTGTCGAACTCCTCCGGCATCTCCGGCTCTGTTCCGAACACCTTTTTCCATTCTTTCATGACGTTCTCTCTCCTTTCTTTTCGAGTGCTTGCTGACAATCCTTTTCAGTTTCTTCACATTCGCATGTGGTTTGACCCTTTGCAAATACATGTCGTATGTGTCCGTATGGTCTAAATATCCCATGTATGACAGGATTGCCGTTGCGTCATACCATGTGATTCTGTCTTTCTTCGAGACCCTGTTCACCTTTCTCGTGCATCTCAACATGATGGATTCTCTCAAGATGGTCTTGTCGTGGTAGAACTGGAATCCCATGAAATCAAGAGGGCGACCTTTTCTCTTTCCGGTCTTTCTCTCAATATAATCGAATCGAAACACCTGCCAGTTGCCTTTCATTTGCAGATTCAACTCACGTCCGAGAAATTCATCAATCGCAGTCCGCATCCGGTGCAGTTCCTTTTTATTTCTGCCGAATACAACCATATCATCCATGTATCTGATATAGTGGACTGCGTGGAGTTCCTCTTTGATGTAGTGGTCGAGAGGCTGCAACATAAAATTTGACAACCACTGCGATGTGTAGAATCCGAGTGGCAATCCCTGCTCGCTGCCGTCAATAATCAGATTGAGGATGTGCAGCATCCTTTTGTCTCTGATTTTCTTTTCAAGCCATGCCTTGAGGACATCATGGTCGACGCTCTCGAAAAAGTGTCGAATGTCCATCTTGAGGACGTACTTGCAATTCTTCGTGTCAGTCCGTATCCATCTTTCGATGTATTTCTTGCCGTAGTGTGCACCACGCTCCGGAACGCTGCCACATGAAAACTCATACATCCCCTGCATAAATATGTCATAACAGGCAGATACAACGATGTGATGAACCACCTGCTCATAGTTGTATCGAGGTTTTTCAATCGACCTCTCTTTCCTGCCTGTTCCCTCGTTGATTTTCACCTTGCCGTGTCGGTTCGGTTTCCACGCTTTTTCCGGATTCGGTACGTCGTACCATTCCGGTGCTGTGTTTGATAACTGTTCGATGACCTTTTCAACATGCTGTTGAATGTTTTCCGGATTCAATATTGCAGCAACGTCCGGACGTTCGGTCTTTCCCTTTGCTGCCTTATGAAATTTCTCCTCCACATTGCTATGCTCAAGCATAGGCTCATACAGGTCGTTGACGGATTTCTTTCCCATTTCTTTCTTATCACCTCAAGGTCTTTCTTTCATGCTTACTCGACCCTGCCTGCATCGGTATGATTTCCACTGGATAGCGGTATTTCAACCGCCTGCGGTGTAGGAAAACAATGTGCTTTTGGTTATACGCTCCGTCATTTGATAAGATTGGCTCGCCCCGATGTTCGTGTTCACGTTCGTCGCAAGGTTGTTCACATTCCAGTACGACAGACCGCACTTCGAACCGTTGCTGCGGTTGCCACCGAACAGGGCAAGGACGCACATTGAATCCCCTATCATGTTTCGGGTCATCAAATTATTTCATGTCGGAGATTCTACCACGAAATTGTCGGCTTGTGTCGCCTGTGCATCCTATTTCCAACATCATGGAATTTCTCTTTTTATATCAAGACACTCGGAGGGTAAACCCTCCGAACCTCCCTTTGCGGAGGGGAAATCCCCTCCGTTCCTCCCCTGCTGCTTACGCAGCAACAGGCGGTTTGCAAGAAAGGCTCGCCCCGAAGTGCGTGGCCACGTTCGTCGCAAGGTTGTTCACAAGACAGAACGACAGACCGCACCTCGAACCGTCGCCGCGGGAGCCACCGAACAGGGCAACTCTCACGCCCTCGGCGTTGAACCAACAACCATCACACTCGTATGTGGTTTCACTTCCGGACACTTCGGTCGGGATTCTGCCGATGTCTGATGCCATCTGCATCTTTGACGTATATCCTCCGGATGTGCCTGTCACGGTCATTCCGGTGTTGATGTAGTCTGTACCCTCGGAATTGTACGGAGGAACTGCTTTCACATGGTAGATTCCATCAATGAGCAGGAGACCTCTCACACGTTTCCAATAGTTTCCGAAAAAGTTCTCGCAATAGAACATCTTGACCGCTGCTGCCGTTCCGGTGCTGCCGAAAAACTGTCCTTTTCCGTTGAGAGTTCCTGTTGCGAGGAAATTGTCTGCGGTGCTGCATCCCATTCCGAACTTTGTCTGTGAGTTCGTGTTGCACGAAATCATGGTACACATTTCATACATGAGAGTGCATTCAGAAAATGAGAGTTTATCCCATCTGTCGCCGTTCTGCTGTGCTGCGGTTGTTTCCTGCTCGTCGGTGAGTGATGCTGTCACTGTCTGTCCGGACAGAGAACGCATTCTCGAATTGATGACCGCACCCTCGTACATCGGGAAATATGTCACAGGCAGGACGTTTCCGTCCGCATCCGTGTGGGCGTATGCTTTATATGTGCTGTCATACTGCTGTTCGCAGAAAATGACATAATCATAATTCTGCTGTGAATATCTCTTGACCCAAATCAGAGGAATCTCTGACATCGCATTTCCTCCGTATGAGGTATTTGCGACATCGGATGCCGTTCCGTCCAACTTGAGAGCATGGTTGTCGTGGTTGAGTTCATAGTCCACTGTTCCATCTGTTTTCAACATGACCGGACGGTTGTTCTTGACGAACCACACTTCTCCCCAGTCACCATAGTCAAATCCCCCTCCGGAGAAATTCATTCCGGCAGGTGTCATCCCTACCGCATCAAGGATATATGTGACACGAGTTGCCGGATTGCTGTCCAGTCGGTTGATTCTCATGCCGTATCTTTTCGGTTTTTCTGCTGCACCCTCGATGATTTTCTGTGTGTTTGCAAGGATTTCCTGTGATGTGGATTCCTTTGCCATGAAAATTCTGTCGCCTGCTGCCATTACGTTGTTACCTCCTCATTTTCTGATTCTGCGGTTTCTTCTATTTCCTCAAAGTAGAGAGTACCGTTTGACAGACCCATCCGGTACTTGATTCCTGTCTCGTCGTCCTCAAGTTCAATAGTGGTTGCCATCGACTTGATTTCCTCAATGTACTCGTCGCCCTTTGCAACCATGTCGTCATAGTATTTCTTTGCGTTTTCATCCATTCCGGTCTTGATTTCTCTGACCTCCTCGATGTCAAACGTGACAGGTAAATCCATGAACTCGGTTGCACCGTTTCCCACTCGGATGATTCGATGTCCGTCCGCTGTGATTTCGAGACCGAGTTCACCATCATCAAGAACCCTCTTGCTTTCAGTCCATTCCGCTGTCGTGCCTTTCTTGATTGTGATTGTTGCTGTTGCCATCCCTTTCCTCACCTCTTTCTTTTAAATCGTGTGTGTTGTTCCTGCAATGTACTTGTCATAGTCAGTCGTGAATGGTGTTCCTCCCTTGACCAGTAGCAAGTCAGTGGATGTCGGCGTTCCTCCGTCCACATTGATGTTGATGTCTGTTTCCAGTTGCCGGATGCGTTCATAATAGTCCTTGACTGCTGCCAGTATTGCATCAAGTCCGCTCTGAGAGATGATGATTTTGTTCGCCTCCTCGGTTGCCTTGAGACACGCCTCGGTTTGTGCGATTGCCTGTTCCATCGCCTCCACGCAGTCAGCAATGGCTTTCGCCGTGTCATCCTCTCTCCTGCTCTCACGGATTTCTCTCGCCCTTTCTGCAACCTCTCTCGCCTTTTCTGCTGCTACCCTCAACGCCTCGGCTGCATCAATGGAGATTTGTGTCTCCTGTGCGATTTGCAGAGCCTCTCTTGCTGCTGCAATAGTGTTCTCAAGTCTCGTGTACTCTCCGGAGTGCATGATTGCAACATCATTCCTCTGTGATGGAAAAATCTCCATCTCAAAATTTGCCGATGTCAGCAACGCACCATTTTGATACAACTGCACCTCACACACCGCTGTTCCGTGAACTGCAAGCATTCCTCTCGTCAGAGGAACGAGAGCCTCGTTTCCGACTTTCAATCCATCGTTGTGGACTGGTGTCTTGTCCGGTTTCGTCATGTTGACGATAACCTCTGCATTATCCGGAATCTCATACACCACGCCGTCCTCCATGAGTGTCACGCCGATGTATCTCGTTCCCATGTCCATCTGTTTGGCTGCCACTGCAAAATGCTGTGTATCGCCATACAAATCCACTTTTATGTGTCTGATGATTTCCATTTCCTCACCTCCGTTCTATGACAATTCCTGCTCGGTCTTTTGCAACTCCTCGAATGAGAGCCTTGTGTTTGCCAGTTCCACCTTGTTCTTTTCCTTTGTCTGCGGATACTCGTATATTTTCACAATGCGGTGTTTTTCACGGAGATTCGCAGATTTTGAAATCAGATGAACCGTGTCGCCCAGTGCAATGGCGAACACTTCCCGATATTGTTCTTTTTCCTCCTCGTCCTGCACTGCCTCGGCGAGATTGATGATTTCTGCCGTATACGATTTATATGGTTTTGAGATTTCATCCAGTTTCGCCTCGCCATCCTCTTGGAGTGATTCTGCGGAGGTGTACCTTTCATCTCTCCACGTTTTCGTCTTGACCTTTCTCGAATACTGATAATTTTCAATGTAGTTCTTGCCATCAATATCGAGCATCAATCCATCCTTTCCGATGCAGATTAGTCTCGTGCAGAAATCGTATGAATTTGACTGTATTTTCAACTTTTTCAGATTGAGGCGTTCCATGAAATACGCCCCTCTGTCCTCGCCTATTTTTTCATAGATGGCGATTGTCTTATTGATAGAATCGAATTTGATTTCGCATCGGTACGTCGTGATGACCTGTTGAATCACTTCCCATCCGGAACAGTTGGAATCAAACGACACTGTCCTTTTCTTTTTCACCTCGCACAGAATCACCGTCCATGATGTTCCTGCGATTGCCTCGCCCACGCACTCGTCGGCAGTGACCTCCGTCGTTTTGAATCCGGTCGGAAACTGTTTTCCCTCCAACTCCTCCACATTCATCGTTCCGGTGCATTTATACCATGCGTCTGACGGTTCAATCTGTTTGATGACGAACTCATCCTCGTCTGTCCGCAGATATGCCTCCTCTTTGATTTCCGCTGCGTAGTGGTTATCTTTCCGGAAAAAGAATGTGATTTCCTTGTCTCCGGTCTTGAGAGTGCTTGCGATGCAGATTTCTTTGATTCCCGACAGGTTGCACACCTTTTCGTGCATATCGTTGAATAGTTCCATCCTGCACCTCCTACAACCACATCGGATTGTATTGCAATGTCACGATGGCATTTTTGTCCGAGAAAATGAGGTGATGGTTCTTGTCTTTTCCGGTCTTTAGGAAAGGAAACTCCATCATCCCCTCAATGTCCGCAAACTTATTCGCTCCGTCCATCGTGACGAATCCTTTTTTGCTGTCAATGACCACCGTCGAACCTCTCGGAATCGTGTGGATGATGATTTCGTCCGAAAATCCGTTGATTCTCATTTCCTCGATGTATTCCACCGCTGTGATGCTAATTCTGCACGGTGTCCATCTATTTCCGATTGCGTCGAATACTGCCTCATGCACTTCCTGCCATGAAATCGTGACCTCGTCACTGAACCAGTATCCGGCGAACGTGAACTCTGCCGTGTATCTTCTCTTTGTGATGGTCTTGTTCAATGTGTTCGTGGTCATGAATCCCATGAACTTGCGTCGGTATCCGTCAAGCGTCAGCACAACTCCCTTTTGCAGTTCTGCATGAAAATCGCTGACATGCTGCATGATTTCATCTCTCGTCTCTCCTCGGAACAGGACACCCACTGTCACGCCGGACAGTGGTGTGTATGTTTCGCCCTCGGATGGTATCAATGCACCCTCATACATGTCATAGTTCACAGCAGTTTGAGGAGGCTCGAAAACGACCGTCAGCTGCCTCGCATCGAACTCTCGAATGTCTGTGCTGTCTATCTTCATTCCTTACCTCCTCTTTTTGATGTCTATGGCGAGATTGTCGCTCACCTTTTCCGTTGTTATATTTGCCACTTCATCACTGTCGATGTATGTGTGAACCTCTGTCTTGACATTGACTGCCGTCTGAATCGCCTGCAATTTCCTGTCGAGCATCCGGTTTAATCTTGCATAGAACGGTTCGAGAGGGAGAATCGCCTCCGCTCCTGCCTCACCGCCCACCATGAAGTTGTTGCCGTTCGCCCCGAACACGGTCGGTTGTAACATGATACCGCCTGTCTTGTACCACTCTATTCCGAATGACGGAACAGATGGAGGATTGAGACTGAAACTTCCGGAGATGCTGAAATGTGGCAGTTTAATCTTTGGCAACGACCACTCGAAATTAAATGCGTTTTTCATTGCATTGATGGCGTTCTGCACTGCCGTCTTTGCTGCATTTATAGGTGTTTCGATTGCCGATTTGATTCCGTTCCACACTGTCGTCACTGTATTTTTTAACGCAGTGAACACGTTGCTCACGGTCGTCTTGATAGTGTTGACCGCTGTCGACACCGTCGTTTTCGCCGTGTTGATGGCGGTCGAGATTGCCGACTGGATTCCATTCCATATTGACGTTGCCGTCGTCTTGATGGCATTGAACACTGTTGTGACGGTTGTTTTGACCGCATTGACCGCTGTTGTGACCGCTGTCCGAATTGCCGTCCATACGGTCGTGATGGTGGTCTTGATGGCATTGACTGCCGTCGTCACGTTCGTCTTGATGGTATTCCATACAGTTGTGACCGTCGTCTTGATGACATTGACCACCGTTGTCACTGTTGTCCGGATTGCCGTCCATACGGTCGTGACCACCGTTTTGATGGCATTGACCACCGTTGTGACGTTCGTCTTGATGGTCGTCCACACTGCATTGATGACATCCCGAATCGCATTCAGAATCGTCGTCACGTTCGTCTTGATGGTCGTCCATACCGTCGTGATAACGGAGAGGATTCCCGAAAGGATGAACTCAATTCTCGCAAGGAAGAAATCGAAAATCGTCATGATGATGGTCTTTAGACCCTCAAGCACTGACTGCACCTTGCTCTTGATAGCCTCCCACACCGAACTGATGACTTTCTTGATTGCTGTCATAACGGTCGAGATGACTGTTTTCACGTTGTTGATTGCCGTCTCGATTTTCTCTTTGATGGCATCCCATACCTCAATGACAACATCTTTGCAGTTCTCCCAAATAAACCGGAACGGCAGTGTGATGATTGCCACTGCTGCATTGATAATCTCTCGAATCGCCATGAATGCCACCGTGATGATGTTCTTGATTGTATTGAACACATTCGAGACGACCTCGCTGCACTTTGCGAACACGTTGGAGAATGCCGTTTTGACTGCGGTCAGTTTCTCCGTGACTGCGGTTTTCACCTCTGCCAGTTTGCTCGCAAATTTCTCTTTTATTGCTGTGAGTTTGCCTCCGGTCAGATTATCCACGAAAGTGAATCCGGCTGTGTAATAGCCTTTGATTCCCTCCCATGCTCCGGCGACTACTCCTTTTATACCTCCACCATTTTCCTCGTATGCTGCTTTGATGTTGTCCAATTTCTCGACGACAGTGTCTTTTGCTGCTCCGAGGACAGTGCCTGCGATTTCCTTGACTTTTCCGAATGCCTGCTGTGTTGCCTGCCCGAAATCCGATTCAAGGAATTTATTTTTTATTTCTGTGAGTTTGCCTCCGGTCAACTTGTCAACGAAATCAAATCCGGCTGTGTAATAGCCTTTGATTCCCTCCCATGCTCCGGCGACTACTCCTTTTATACCTCCACCGTTTTCCTCATAGGCTGATTTGATATTGTTCAGTTTTTCGGTGACGGTCTCTTTCGCTGCCGTCATCGCATTTCCGACGACTTCTTTGACCTTTCCGAATACTTCTCCGACTACCGCTCCGACTTTTTTGAACGTCTCAAGAATGTTCCCGAATGCAGTTTTTACCGCATCCCATACCTTATTGACTGCCTCTCTGAATTTCTCATTGTTCTTGTATAAGTCAACGAGCCATGCGACAAGTCCTGCTATCAATCCGGCGATTGCCAAAATTGGCAACGCTTTCATAGCGATTCCCAGTGCTTTCGTCGCAACTGTCGAGGCTGCGGTCGCTGTCGTTGAGGCGGTTGTGGCTGCCGTGTGTGCCACCGTCGCCGTTGCTGACGCTGTTTCTGCTGCCGTGTCTGCTGCCGTTGCTGCTGTCTTTCCTGCCAGTTTTGCGACAATCTTCGGAATGATGTCACGCATGGTCTTGTATGTATTGACGGCGGTCTTTATCCCCTGCCCCATCTTGCCGATTGCGACAGTGGCAGGTGCAATCGCTGCAACGAACAGTCCGACCTTGATGATTGTCTGCTGTTGCCCCTCGTCCAAACTTCCGAACCAGTCGCAGAGAGTTCCGATTTTCTCGGTGAATCCCTCAATCATCGGTGTGGCAGATGTCAAAATCGTCTGACCGAACTGCATCACGGTATTTTTCAACTCATTGAGTGCCAGTTTGATGTCATACGACGTTGTTTTCATCTTGTCGAATGCCGTGTCTGTTGCTCCGGTTGATTCTCGCATCTGTCCGAGAGTGGAATTGAATGCGTCTGCACTGCCATTAAACAGAATCAATCCGGCTTTTGCTGCCTCTGACGAGGAGAACATGTCGCTCATTGAGAGATTCTGTTCTTTTGCTGCCTCGTCCACAATCGCAAGCACATCCGCAAGGCTCGCACCCTCTGCCATCAATTCCTTGAATGACTTTCCGGTCTTTTCACGCAGAATCTTGTCTGTCGTGCTGCCAGTCTTTCCCAACTCATTGAGCATCGCATTCATGTACGTCGTGGTTTCCGCTGTTGCAACACCGTTCGCCGTCATGATTGCATATCCGGTACATAACTGGTCAAGTGCCACGCTGTTGGCGTTCGCTGTCGGGATGACTTTACCCATCGCAGAGGACAACTCCGCAACGGTCGTCTTTCCGAGATTCTGCGTCTGAATGAGCATATCGGACACATTTGCGACCTGTTCTGCCTCTAAACCGTAGGCGTTGAGGATTGTTGTCAGTAGGTCGAGCGTGTCTCCGGATTCTGCGAATCCGGCTGTCGCCAGTTTTGTGGACTGACGAACGAAATCCACCGCATCCGCTGTCTCCTGTCCTGCGCTAATTGCGTTATACACATTGTCAGCAATGTCATCCGCTGCAATTCCAGTCTCATTTGAGAGACTGACAATCGCATCCTCCATCTCTCCGACTGACACCTGTCCGGTGTCCATGATGGTGGATACTTTTGCAATGGAATCCTCGAAATCCACTGCCATCTTTGTCGCTGCTGTCGCAAAGGCTGCGATGCCTGCTGACACGACCATCATTTTCTGACCGAACGCCTCAAGTTTCTGCCCTGCTTTGTCGCATCCGTCAGCAAACGCATCGAGTTTATGGTCTTTCAGTTCTTTGTTGACCTTTGCAAGTTCCCCCTCCATTTCGGAGAGTTTTGCCTCTGCGTTATTGGCTGCGATTGCCTGCTTGTTGAGTGCCGTCTCGGTCTGATTTATGGAGTTTTCACTCGTTTTCAACTCGGTCTCAAGTTTGGTCAGTTCCTCTTTGAGTTTCTTCGTTTCATCCGAGTTCTTTCCGGTCGCCTGTGCAGAATCCTCATAGGCTTTCTTTGCAGCATCGACTTTCGCTTTCAGTTCATCGTGTTTCGTTTTCTGTTCTGACAGTCTCGTGGAAAGTTTTCCATACTGGTCGCCTGCCAGTTTTACAATTTCTTTTTGGAGTTTTATCTTGTCAGATAACGCTCCTGCCTTGTTTTTGAGGATGTCGGTTTGAGACCCGAATGCCTTTGCTTTCGCCTGCGTCGCTGTCCATTGGCTTGCGAGTGCTTTCGCCTCCTGTGCCATCGACTTCATCGTTTTTTGATACGAATTTGCATCCGCAGTCGCTTTTACGCTTACATAAGCCATTCAGTTCCCTCCTCTCCTACTGCTTTTCGTTTATTGTCTTGATTGCAAATTTCATGTAATCAAGCAATGCCACGATGTCAGTCTCAAGGCATTGACTGTATGAATTATTTAATAATTTAATTGCTATCTGAATCACTCTGTCGATATTGTCCGAGCAGACATCCCATATATTTCTTTGAGTGTCCACCTCGTCATATCCATTTTCTCGGTCATAGTCATCGAATGCCGATGCCTCCTGCTCCACAGGCTCGTCCATCAACTCCAAAAACTTCGGAGTGATGACCTGCTGCATCACGAAATGAATGCTCTTTGCTGCGACCATGACCTCAACGATGTCCGTCTCCCCTAATTCTTCAAGTGACATCCTGCTGCCGAATATCTCCTGTGCAATCTTTTGATTGAAAAACAGTGCATCCGACAGGCAATCGCCGTCGTTTTTCTTCATGAGTTCCACATATTTCCGGTACTGTCCGACTGTGATGTGGTTCACAAAATGTCTCTTGTCTCCGCAGGCGATGTATATTTCCGGCATCACTTGACGACGGTAAAATTTTCCTGTATTTTCTCCATTTTCTTCTGAATCTTCTCTGCGATGTCCATGTCGACCATCATAAACTCGGTGATAATTTCATCGGCAGAGAGACCGATTTCCACGTTTTTCAATTCCTCAATCGTGAACTGGTTTCCATACAAGCGGACAATCCACTCACACATCAACTGAATGTGTTCTCTTTTGTATCCTGCTGTTGTGCCTCCATTGATAGCCTCTGACGCATCCAAATAGTCCATGTAGTCATCTGCACCGATTTTCGGCATCGTGTACTCTTTGTGATTGATTACGATTTTATGCTGTGCCATTTTGATTCCCTCCTGTTATCGTTTATTTATTAGCCTGCAACTGCTGCCTGCTCTTTTTCCTGCACCTTGCTGAACCAGTCTGTGATTGCTGCCTTTGCGTCTGCATGTTCATCGAGAAGATTGCTCTCGTCGACAACAATCTGATAGAGACCATCTTTCTGTCTGTCATAGAAATCGCCCTTGATGGTGTTGCTCTTTCCTGTGACTTTCTCTGCCTGTGTCTCATGCTCGTCGTCGACACCCTGTCCGAACTTACCGCAATATAACCATACAAATTCATACTTTCCGTTTCTGCGTTTTGTACGGTATCCGAGAGCGAGTTCCGGTGCGAGGTCATCCTTTGATTTCACAAGGAAACCGTTCTCATACAACTGACCGAAAATCAATGCTCTGTCCTGCGGTGCGAGTGTTGCGATTTCGATTTCTACCTCTGTTCCCTCATAGGATGTGATTGTCTCCTCTGTTCCATCATCGGAGTACACCTTTTCACTTGACCACTTATCAGAAATCTTTGCATTGATTGCTCTCGCCAGTTTCACCGGAGTTTCTGTTGCATAGGCGGTCTGTGTGTTCTGTGTCAGTTTTGCGACATAAATGTCTCTTAAACCGCAATATCTGCTGCGTACGATTGTTTCTGCCATTTTTATTCCTCACTTTCTTCGTAAAATTTATTGAATCTTTGTGCTTTCATGTAAATTCCATTTTGAGGCTCTGAATCATCTGCATTCCTTGCCTCGAAACAGAATCCATGTTTTTTCATGAGTTTCTTGATTTGTGCTGCCAGTGCGACCTCGTCCTCTTTTGAGAAGATTGTCACCTGCACCGACAACTGAACACCCTCTGCGTCGTCATCCGAATGACCGTCATCCGTTTCGCCCAAATCCCACAAGGTCACATGTGTGGCATTGATGTCCTTTCTGTACCACCCTTGCACGACCTGCGTTCCGGCATCCGACACCTCTTTGAGAGCGTCCGTTGCATCCTTGATGATGTCTGCCATCGAATCACCCCACAGTCTTGTCTAAAAAGTCTTGATATTCCTGTTCTGCGATGCTCTGAATCTGCCCCTCGGATGCACGACCTGCCTTGTATATAAATTCTTGAGGCGGTCTGTCGACCGTTCCCCAGTTGATGAATTTCACATAAAAGTGTTCGCTGTTGTCCGATTTCGTCCATCCCACGTCTGCCTCGGCTCTCGTTCCGCTCGTTTTCACCTTTGCGATAGGAACTGCATCCGCTGCGTGACCGGATGGATGCGATTTCGACCCGAATCCTCGTCCGGAGAGTTCTTGATTTTTCGATTTTGGCATACGGCTCGACATTTCTCTTTCGATGATTGGTTGAGCCTTTGTCACGATGTTCTTATTCAGATTTTGAATCTCTTTATCTGTTGCACATTTTTCCAGTGCCTTGACCAGTTCATCCAGTCCTTGAAATTCCATCTCAATCCTCATAAAATCACCGCCTTGTGTCATATTCTGACACCCTATGAGACACGATTTCCTTTGAGTAGGAAATGCGTTCCGTTCTCCACTGGTGTCATTGAGTAAATCTTGAATATATCTCCCTTGTAATTGACCGAGAACTCTTTGAGGTGCATCCGCATCGCCTGCGTCTTTTCGCATCTTCTCACCTTGAAAACCGCCGTTTCCTCAAGAGATTGCTGCAATGCAGCATATTTCTCCGTACTTAACAGGTCAGAGACATCACACCAACATTTGAAATATTCCTCCTGTTTGGTTTTATATCTGCCATCCACCACCTCGGAGGTCTCTCTGATGATGACTATTCGTCCGGTCATGCTCCACCTCCGTATATCTCTTTGAGTAACATTGAGGAGACTGCCGTCTGCATCGTCTTTCTGTCCTTTCCGTACTTCTCACGATTGTCGTATAGGTCTTTCACGAAAATGAGAATCAGCAGATGTTGCCGTTTCGACAGATTGTCAGCATCGAAATTCGGAATCAGTTCCACCATCTCCTCGATGCTCACATCAATCATCAATTCAATGATGTCCTCGTCGTCCTCATAGTCTATGTGATTGTATTTTTTACAATCCGCAAGCAGTTTCTTTCTCTGCTCCGCTCTTTCTTCATCCGTCATCTGTTCCACCTGCTTTCATTTGCAGGCGGTCATTGCTGACCGCCCTTTGAATTATCCCTGCACTGTCTCGGTGATGAATCCCTTGACCACTGCTGCCTCGTCAACAGGCTGCACATCGAAACGGTCTCTGACCTTGATTCCGGTCAAGTCTTTCTCCCACAGACCTGCACCCTTGTCATTCATGTCGATTGTCAGCACGTTGCGGTCAAAGAGTGTGATTGCCTCTTTCAAATCACCCATATAAACCGGATGCTTTGCTCCTGTTTCGATGGTCACGCTCTTGATAACCTTGTTTGAAACCTTGATAATCGGATACTTGCCAAACAATAACATCTGTGTCGGCTGTGTAGGATTCGGCTGCAAGATATACTTGCCATCCTCGTCCTTGAGTTTATCAAGGAAGTTGTAACCGCTCTGATTTGTGATGACCATTGAACTGGTTGCAATCGCAGGGTCGAGGGATACGTTGAAAACGTCCTTGATGCTGTCGAGGTTGGAGATTGCCACCTCTTTTCCTGTGGTCATGGTATCCAGTACCTTGAGAATCATCGCATTTCGTGTCGCCTTTGTCTTTTTGGCAATCCATTTGTTGATGTATGCCATGATATTGGCTGCGGTGTCCTCAAACAATTCGGCAGTGATTTTCAGAATGCCACCCTTTTTCTTGATGGCATACGCAATCTTTTTGAACTGCGGTTCATCCATATCGGGGAAATCTGCCTCCTCGTCCACGTTATCAAACGGAACGGATTCCGCATCCACTTCGATATTTCTTGAGCCTTTGTTTGTTGTCACGCCCTCGACGTTGACATACTGCTCAAGGTTGTCATCGCTGCGTCTCAATTCGATGATGTCGGTTCTGATGTCCTCCGGAATGGTCACGCCGATTCCCATTTCACCATCATCGCCTGCGGTTGTGTCGGATGTGAGTGCATCCTTGTAAACTCTGACATCCTCCTCTTTCGGTTCTCTCTTGAGGAATCCGCATTTGACAATATTGACAAACGCTTTCACAAGAGTACTTTTCTTTGCTTTAGGGTCTACCGCTCCTCCTGTGATGTCCTTTGCCTTGCCTGTTCCCAGTGCGTCCTCGATGCCGTCCATGTCATCGTCCTCAAGGTCTGCGAGCAGATTGAACTTGTCCTGCAACTCAACAAGTTCCTGCTTTGCTTTCTTCGCCTCGTCCATCTTGCCCTCTGCGACAAGGGATTTCACTGCGTTCTTTTTGTCATTGATTGCTTTGAGCAATTTCTGCATTTCTTTGTTCATTTTTTGTCTCCTCTCTTAAACTCCATACTCGTCCAAATCTCCGAGCAGGTCATCAATTTCCTGTTGTCTTGCCTTGTCTGCTGCCTGCTGCTCTCTTGCATCCAGTGCGTCAAGAACTGCCTGCACAATGTCCTGTGTGGCTGTTGTTTTCAGACTTTCCGGCAGATTATTGTATTTCTCAAAGAAATCCGATGCACATGCTGCGACTGCTGCCTGCTGCTCGATTTCAACATCGAAATACTGTGCGACTTCATTGCCATTCATCCATGTCTCTGCGTCCACAAGTGCCTTGATAGTCTCTCTTTCGACCCCATCCTGCACATGCTCCATGTAGATGTCGAGAATGGATTCCTCGCATTTATTCAACTGCTCAATCACTGCCTCGAAATCGTCGGCATTGCCCCACGCCACACAGAGCGGTTTGTGAACCATACATTGAGCACCGGATGCGAAATGCAATTCGTCGCAGGCGAACATGATGACGGATGCGATACTCGCTGCCATTCCGTCCACATATCCGGTCTTGTGACCCTCGTGTCGTCTCAACTGGTTGTATATTGCCAGTCCGGCGAATACGTCGCCACCTCCGGAATTGAAATAGATGTCGATGTCCTCGTATTTGTCAATCTCATGCAGGAAATCGGCGATGTCCTGCGGACATTTATCCTCCTCGTACCACATAGATTCCCATGTCGCTGATACGATGTCGCCGTAGAAATAGAGCGAGCATCTCTGTTTCTGTTCATCCTCTTTCAAATCCAAATACCCGACCTTGTCCACCTGTCCGGTTCGTTTGTTTTTCTTTGTGAAATCAAATCGTTTCATCTTCGGCATTCTCCTCACCTCCCTCCGATTCTTTTTTTTCGGTCGTTTGCTGACCTTTTTCGGTGTATTGCACACCTGCCTTTTCAACCGGAATCACGTTTCCGTTTGCGAGGAGAACGTCTCCTCCTTTAGCATCCGACATGTCAAGATGGTGTCTCGCCTCGTTCGGCTTGAGGATGCTGTTCTTGACACCATTTGCGAGGTATTCCATTTGTGTCTTTGAATCGGTTCTGAAAAGAACTTTTTCATTGAATTTGAAATACATTCCGTCATCCTGCTCGTCCGGTGTGAGGAGTTTGAAATTCAATTCCTCCTCGTACTGCTTTATGATGAAAAGCATGGTGTCGACATAGAATGACAACTGCTGCATTTCTGAATTGCTATATGACGATTTTTCATAGTCATTGATTTGATTCGGTTTCACTCCGAACGCTGCTGCAATCTGCAACGATGTATATTTTTTCAGTTCAAAGAATTGGGAATCTGTCAACTTGATGTCGAGTGGTGTCAACTTCATTCCGAGAGGCACAGGCAGGATTCGTCCGGTGTTCTTTGCACCGCTGCCGAACTCCTCGAAAGATTCTCGGAGTGCCTCTTTTGCCTCTTTGTTGAGTGTTCCTGTGTATTCCAGTACCGCCTTTGCAGACAATCCGGATTCGTACAACTTATTCATGAAATCCTGTGACGCTGCTGCACCGTTCACGGTATCCTGCAAAATCTTCTGTACTGGGAGACCTGTGATTCCGTCGAGGCTGTGTGATGTCTTAAAGTGCATCACCTCGTCCGTGCTGAATATGTATCTCTTTCCGGATGTTGGGTCGGTGTAGACGTACCACAAACGCCCCACTCCTGCGAAAATACCTGCGTCGTCGACGATAATCTGCACACAACTGGACTGCATCACCCACAGGTCGAGGACTTTCAACTCGCCTCCGTATTTCTTCCGGATGAATTTCCTCCGGATGTAGACATAGGCGTTTCCGTAGTGGTTGCGGTTCATCTCGACCGTGTTCCAGAATACTGTCGGTGTCATGAACGGATTCGGTCTCGTCTTAATGAGGCGAGATGTGTCCGTGTCATCCGGTTCGATGATGCCCTCCTCTGTCGACTGATAGAATTTGAGTGGCATCTTTGCCAGCGTCTCCGACAGCATCTTGAGGCAGGTGAAATATGTCACCTCTGACAGAGGTTGTCTCCTCTTTTTGCCTAAAAGTCCGAGAAAATCCGGCGAATTGATTCCGAAAGTCTTGTATGATTCCGGTTCTGCTGCATTCACTGTTCCGTTCCTGTTTCTCCATCTTTCCATTAAGTTGCTGTATGCTGTTTTGAATGGATTCATCGGTTCTCACCTCCGTTCTCTTTGTATTGTTCTTTCAAGGCAAGCCATTCGGACACGAAATCATTTGCGTCCGGCTTGTACTCGTCTTTCATTGCGAGTTTCCATGCGTCGATAATAGCGTCAATCGGGTCGATTCTATCCTCTGTGATGTCCTTGTCGATTTTGATTTCTCCGTAATTGTTGGAGATTGTCTTTGCATTCGCAATCGACCATGTGAGGAGTTCATCTGCCGGAACGACTTTCTTGTTCTTTCCGACTTCCACGCCCTCGATTTCCACGTTTCCGACGAGGATTTCCAGTCTGAAATCGACTGTCGCATCGTTCAACTCTTTCGCTGTCTGTGTGATGGAGATGGAATCCCATCCCATCGCCTCAAGGTCGGAGAGGAATGCTGATGCGTTGTGTGGGTCGTAACAAATCATTTGAGGATTGAGGTCGTACTGTTCAATCATCTCTTTCAGATACGTCAAAATGTATTTGTAATCTGTTTTGATACCGCCCAGTGTATAGGTCGGTGTCACGAGACCCTTTTCAATCCAAACATCATACGGAACTTTGTCCGTCTTGATGTGTTCGTCCACCCTGCTCGCAGGAATGAACGAGTGTGTCTTGACGAAATATCTCTTTTCTCCATCCTCGCCCACGAAAGGAATGACGATGGCGATGGATGTGAGGTCTCCACCGGATGACAGGTCAACACCCACATAGCACTTTGACCCTCTGAAATCTTCCAGTGTCTTGAGGACTGCGAGGCGTTTCCACTTTTTGATGTCCTTGATATACTGGTGATTTGACCACTGAATCCACTGATTCAACTGTTTCACGAGGAAATCTCGCAAATCCTCGCCACCCATATCTTTGGCAGTGGATGCGACCGGAATCATGTTCTCAAGTGCATCTCTGTCGAATGCGAGAATCGGATTCGCTTTTATCCAGTTCTCCGGTTTCCACATGTCATCATTTTCATCCATCTGTGCGATATATACGAACTGTGCATCATTCTCCGATACTCCCTTGAGAAGATTGCAGCAATACTCATATAGTTTGTAGCACGGCGATTTCAGACTGAATCCGGCTGTCGTGATGACTGAAATCAATGCGGATTTCAGTTTCTTGATGCCACCCTCAAGCAGTTTATACATCTGATTCGTCTTGTGGGCGTGATACTCGTCAACGATTCCGAGATATGCTCTGAAACCGTCCATCGACTTCGTATCACCGGACACCGCCTTGATGACCGAGTGTGTCAACAGACAATCAATCGTGTTGTTGTGTTCATGTACTTTGAACCATGCCTGCAACTCCTCGTCGCTGTTTATGAATTTGATGACCTCCTGCAAAACAATGTTCGCTTGGTCTTGCTTTGTAGCAGTACAGAATATTTTTCCGTATTTGTAACCGTCAAAATTGCCGTAGTAGGCTGCGAGAATACCATTGATGAATGATTTGCCGTTCTGTCGCCCTAACTGGACGTATGAGGTACGAAAACGACGGTGATGGACACCGCTTTTCGGGTCTGCTGTTTTCTTTCTCCATCCATTCAGTGACCCCAAAATGAAACACTGGAACGGATAACAAGTGACCTGTTCCTCCTCGTCGCCCTCGGCGATGACCAACTCCTCGGCGAAATTGATGATTTCCTCTGACTTCTCAACATCAAAATAATAGATGTATGGTGCTGCTTTTGACTTTTCAAGGTCATCAAGATGCCTCTGACATGCCAGTTTGACATATTCTCCGGCAATCTCTTTCCCTGCAATGACATCAACTGCGTACTGTGTGCAGCGGTCTATGATTTCAGTGCGTTTCGCCATACACTATTTTGCGTACTTCGCAAATTTGTTTTCCGGTTTTTGTTCCGGTGCTTTCGGTACGACTAAACGGCATCGGCTTGACACCGTCAGTCCGAAATCACTCGCCCCCTGCCTGCACTGTTTCCAACACCTGTCTTGAATAATCAAGAGACGCTCCTGTTCTCCATTCACGACCTCTCTTTCTCCGACCTGCGTCTGTTCCATCTTTCCGGTCTCCGGATTCATCTGCTCCTTATAAACCGGAATCATGATGGTGAGAGGAATCTCGCTCAACTTCTTTGTGACTTCGAGATACTTCTCTTGTGCAATCAGCAGTCTCGCAAGTGCGTCACAGTCCACATTTGCAATGAGTTTGATTTCGAGCAGTTCTTTCGCCAGTTTCCGGAATTTCTTTTTGAGTTCCGGTGACAAATATGTGGGAGGCTTTACTTTGTCAGATGGTGCTTTGACCTCTGCATTTTTTCGAGCCTCAATTTCCGCTTTTGTGAGGTGTTTTTTTCCTTTCAAAACCACCAAATCGGTCGGTTGTCTTGTTCCTGCCATGCAACAACAAACCCCCTTTCCGTCTGATGTTCCGGTGATGTGGTGTCACATTCTGACACCCCTCTAGGCTGACCCCATATTTTGAAATTCTCGTGGGGAGTTTTCTCCGAATCATTCGGGGGGTGCGACTAAACCGAATCCGGTCAAAACTTTTTCGATGCCCCCTGCCTCTTTGAAATGCTGCACAATCACCTGTCGAATCCTCGCTTGCGTTGCTCTCATGGTTGCATTGTCTTGTTTGTATAATGCTGTGATTATGTTGTGAGTGTTATGGCTGACAGGGAACAGATTCAAAGGATTGAGCCTCTGATTCCAGTCATCTTCTAACTCGATGATGTGGTGTATCGGGTCTGATGGTTGGAGTGGAATCAGTTCGTCCAATACATACAGTGCATAGATGTCTATGTGGTCATAGACCGCCTGTATTATCGGGCGAATCGCTCGCCATTCCTGCGATAGATAGAACTCCGCTGCCTTTTTATCACGCCGTGTATTGTTATACACAACATGCCTCGACTGCTGCCTCTGCTCACACTTTTCGCACATCTTCATTGTCTGCGGAATCATCACTCCGCACCTGCACACTTTATACAACATCACCTCACCCCTTTCGTCGCCTGCTGCCGTGTTTCTTTCATAAGGCAGCAGGTTTCACACCGTGTCCTGCTGCCCCGATAACAGGATGGCGAACAGAGGCAAGAAAAAAAGCGACTGCATTTCTGCAATCGCTCCTCACAACTGTTCACGTTATCATTTTATCACTTTGATTTTCACTTTTGTTCCCCATCTTTTCACGCCTTTTTCACGGCATTTTCACACCTTTTTCACGGCAATCTTGCAATTTTCAATCGCTTTTGCACCGAATAATTTGATTGACAGGCGTTCCACCATAACCTTGCACCATGTTTTCGGTGCATTCTTTCCGCAGTTGTGTTTCTCTCTGATGTCCTCGTATGTTTTGCCGTCAATGTACCGCATTCGGAGAGCGTCGAACTTGTATCCCTCGCCTGCTGCCTCCGTCTCTTTCTCAAGTGCATCCAGTGCTTTGTTGATATGCTCGAACAGAATGACCGTCTCTGCCCTGCATTCACGAATGGATTTGAGAAACGCTCTCTCTGCTGACATGTTGTAGAGGTCTGCATTCTCTACCTGCGACACCTCGCTGACCGCCTCTCTGATGTATCTCTGCATCTCATTATAATTCTCAAGATACAGATAGGTTTTGTCGATGGCTGTTGCCTCTGTCTGTTCCGTCATCTTTTCACTCTCCTCTTTCTCCTCATAGGCAGTCCGTGCATCTTTCGCCAGTTGTTTGATTCCGTCCTCGCCTTATATCTTGCCTGTGCTGCTACCGCATAGGTGAACACATCCACTGCATCCTGTGCCTTGATTCCGTATCCATTTGCAACCGCATTCATTCCGTCGAGCCATATCCATCTGTCTGTCATGTTTCCGTCAGCAAAACCGTCGCTCGGAACAAAATTCAAGTTTATCGGCAGTATCGGTTGCAACGCTGATGAAAATTCCGGCATTCCTCTGTATTGACCGCCGATAAGTGGTGCAGGGATTCCGAAACTGGTCAGCATTCCCATTCTCGCCTGTTTCATGTATTCATCATCAAACAGAGGAGGAATCGGTTTCACTTCCGTCTTGCCTCCGACCGTTGCTTTGTCTGCTGCCTGCTGCACAATCTGCTCAATCTCTTTCTCACTTTTTCCGGATGCTTTGAGACCGCAGATGATATTTTTCACCTTTTCAATCCATCCCATCAAATCGCCTCCTCCCTGTGTGCCTAATGGAAAGGGAGTTCTTCGTCAATTCCGTCCGGAATGTTCATGAACCCATCTCCATCTGTCGGATACGGTGAGGACTGTTCCTGCTGACTGCTGCCGGATGCGTTTCCTTTACTCTCTGCGAACTCCTGCTCCTCGATGACCACGTCAGTGGTATAAACACGCTGACCCTCTTTGTTTGTGTATGACCCTGTTTGAATCCTGCCGGAAATCGTGATTTTCGTGCCTTTTCTGAAATACTTCTCTGCGAACTCTCCTGCTCTGCCGAATGCCACGCAGGAAATGAAATCCGCTGACTGCTGCCCCTCGCTCCTGCTACCTTTGCGGTCAACTGCTAATGTATAGCGAGCGACGCACATGGATTCCTGCTAACTGTTCGCCTGTGTATATCGTGATTCGGGGTCTCTTGTCAATCGCCCCATCAATATGACCTTATTCATGAACGAGAGCCTCCTTTGTCATCTTTCTCTTTTCCTATCTGCCCGAATGCCTTGACCAGTTCCACCAAAAAGGCAACCAGTACCACCAACACAATCAAGCCGACCACAATTCCGATTCCGACCATTATCATCTCAAAAATCGCCATTTCTCTCCCTCCTCTATGCGTGATTATTGAGTTCTTTTGACAGATGCAGGAATTTCTCTTTGAACTCCTCATTGCTGCCATTCATGCAGGTCTCAAACATGTCCTCATAGAGTTCTGCATTCTCCACGATGAAACGCTGTTGTCCGACCGTGTATCTGTTTTTGAAAAACTGCTCTTTGTATCCTTCAAGGATGACCGTCCATGTATCTCTCTGTTTTCCATCCACATCCGGATATTTCGAGAGCATCCGGTTCACCACCTTGTCGATTGCGTCCGAGATGACCCTTTTCCAGTCCGGACGACCCTCCGTCAGCAGAAACTCAATATCTGCGAATGAATCTCCGGCAGCGATTGCGATGATTCTGATTTCTTTCTTTCCTTTGGCAGATTCAAGAATCAAATCCTCGTCATACGCTGCACGATAGTATTTCAATTTCTCCTCAAAATTCTCGGTCGGATTGATGATGATTTCCGGACGACTGCTGCCCTCTGTCTGAATCCCTACCCCGATATATCTCGCATGTTCTGCGATTGCCTTTTTGAATATCTCTGCAAATTCTTTTTTTCTCAATTCCTGTCCTCCTCTCTTACGATGCCATCACTTTGGCAAGCAGGCTCTCATATAACGCCTTGTATGTATCACGTTCCGTCTCGATGCGAACAATGCTCTCTGATGGCTGTCCTGCTGCCATTCTCACATTTTCCTCAACGTACACCGCTGCATTCTGTTCGATTTCCTCAATCTTCTTTTCATGGTCAGAAATCATCGCCTCAATCTCTCCCTTGAGGCTTTCGATTTCCTCCTGCTGCCTCTTGATTGTCTCATTGTACTGCTTTGATGTCTTAATTCCTGCATCCAGTGAGAGGGAAATCATGAGAGCGATTCCGATGTTCTCCATCTCTTTGTCGGAACACTGTCCGATATATTTCCCAACTCTCTCGACTGCTACCGAATGAACCTGCTCGCACAAAACTGTGCTGATTCTTCCAGTCGACCGGATGGTGCAATGTGTCGGCAGGTCTGTCTTTGGCTGTGTCGTCAAATATACGACCTCGACGGTGTTACTATTCTCATTGTTCCGGTCATTGCTGACCACTACTGCCGGACGGTCTGCCTGCTGCTCACTGCCGTATGATGCCCCCCCTCGGCTGATATAGAATATTTCTCCTCGTCTGATGTCTGTACCGCTCATTTTGTCTCCTCCTGTTCTTTGATGTATTCAATCAACTGTTTTCCGAGAAATTCTGTGTATGCAGGTGGAATCGCCTCTGCGAGTTCTGCTCTTGTCATCCAGTCGATTCCTCCGAGAGCAAATCCCCAGTATAAAGGAATCTGTCTGCTGTTCATTCCTCTCACTCCACCACTGCCACATATAGCGATGAATCCATCCTCTCCGAATCCATTTCCGGCAGTCGGTGTCTTTCTCTGTACCATCGGCGTGTCCGGTGTTCTCAACTCGATGTTGCTCTCAAACAGTCGCTTTCTCTGTGTATAGAGATTTTTGAACTGTGAACCATACAACGCAATCGGATTCTGCAACGGTGCACCATCCACATTCTCAATGATGTATGGTTTTCCTATCTTCTCAAGCAGTTCTCTTGTCTGCGGAATGAAATCCGGATGCTCGCCATATTTTCCATTGTTTCGCCCTTTTGAGAGTGCCTGTGCTTTTGTATGTGCTTGACATGGAGGCGATGCGTGAATCGCATCAAACTCTGTCAAATCATGTGTCTTTAAGTATTCGATAGCGTCCATCTGCACAAATTCAAAGGGATAATTCGGTTGATGCACAATGTCAACTCCCACGACCTCGAATCCGGCTCGATGATAACCTTCGGCTGCCCCCCCTGCTTTGCAGAAAAGGTCTAAAATTTTATATTTCTTTTTCACTCCTGTTTTCCTCCTGTTTATGTATCCTGTCAAAATGTTCCTCTGCCTGTCTGATTGCAGGCTCGCATCGGTATCCGGTGCAGGTGTGCAGGTGAGACCCGATGCAAAACCTGCATGTGTTGAGCCTCACCCATTCCTCTCTGTCCTGCTGCCGTGTCATTCTATTCCTCTACCCTCGACGAATGCGACCGCTTTCTCCACTGTGATGAAATCATCTCCATCCTCTGTGTATCCATCGCAATTCGCTTTGATTTCCGCACATATCTGTTTGATGTCCACATTCTGCAACGGTTCATCCGATTCATTCAACAATCTCGTCGCCATGATGCAGAATCCGTCCTCAAGTCCAGTGAAATCATCGAGCAGATACGTCACGAGAACTCTCACGATTCTGCCTGTGTTCTTTCCGTCCTTGAACTCCATCATCTCAAGGATGTCGCCCTTTTTATATCCTCTGTCATTTTTCCGGAGTTCAAAACTCTTTTCTCCGCTCAATACCTCCTCAAAGAATGACGCTCCGAGACGAATCTTGTGAATCTTCTGACCATTCTCTCCGGTCTCGCTCGGAATCTGTTCCATCTTCTCGGCATCTGCCATCTCACGGAGTTTCTTTGCGGTCTCTTTGTCAATGGCATCCTGTTCCTCGGAATATTTCTGCTCGTCAGTTTTGTATGCCTCTGCTCTGTTCTTGTACTGGTCGCACTTTGTGCATGTTCCGGTCTTAACATTGCATGTCTCGTATTCTGTGCATGAGTAGCAGATGGATGTGATTCCCTCCGGATGCGGTGTCTGATAGTCGTCGCCTGCTGCCGGATGTTCCTCCGGAGGATTCATGCCTCCGAATCCTGTTTCCTCGGCAGTGTCAGAATCGGACACCTCCTCCTCTGCATCCTCCCCGATGACATTTCCATGATATGAAAGAGGTGTCTCTCCGGACTGCTGCACATCATCAAGATTCATCTGACCCTCGACCTGTTTGCCTGCTGCCAGTGCTGCCTTTTTCTCTTTCATGTCCTTGATGGTCTGATAGGTGAGTTCTCCGGTATCCATAAGGATTCCCAGTGCCTCCCTCTGCTCGTCTGATGACATTCCGCTCAATTCATACGCTGCGGAGAATGTGAGGCGATTCTTGTTCAATTCCTCCATAAACTCCGGAATGAGATTGTTGCTGACCGCCTCAATCTGTGCCACCTTTGTCTTTGATATATTGAGCAGGTCGGCGATAACATCACGCAGGCGACCGGATTGCAGGTTGTATCCTTTCAATTCGATGCCGTTGGCTTTCATGTCCTCAAGTGTTGCCTTGAGTTCCTGCTCCTCATGAATCATCGTCTCGATGTCCTTGCTGCGGTGACTGTTTGCAATAATCAGAGCGACCTTTTCCTCCTGTGAGGTTGTCGGTGCGATGATATTGCATGTCACAAACTCAAATTCTTTATATCCACGCTCGACAAGCAGGTGCAACGCCCTCCATCGTCTTTCACCGGAAATCAGTTTGTATTCGCCTGCTGCCTCAAGAGGCTCATATTTCACGACGAGGTTTTCCAGTAACCCGATAGTGTTGTCCGGCAAATTAAATGATGTTCCATCCGGCAGATTATTTCGTGCCGATTTGGG